TCCAAAACTTAACCGAAAATCATGACTTCTATACTCCAACTAAATCCTACTGTAAGATTCAAAAGATTCTAGTACCAGCGGCACTTAAGTTTAGGGATAAACTATTGACTGCTGAGAATATTAGATCTCGTAAGTTAAACGTACTTATTGAGAACTTAAAACTCAAGAAGTATTTTGATACTGAAGTTAAGACAGCTGATATTACTTCCTTAGACTTTAAGATGAAATTAGACAGATTCTTAGAAATGTATAATAACTTAGATTGTAAGGGTAATGTCATTCCTAGCTTTAATGACTATTTCACTTTCCAATTATCTATGTCTTCTGCTATCTTAGATAGCATCGTAGATAAGTAATTTAAACATTGGAGGAAACAAATGCCAAATCGTGGTAAATATTCATACACTGACCCAGCTGTTAGTGAAGAATATAAAGAAAAACCGCTAGATAAAGAGTTTATTAATCAAGTAAACTATCTAGCTACTCGTTTGAAATACCAAGTATCCGAATTAAAGGATATTGTTAAAGTTCGTAATAACCCTCAGATGTTTCCTGACCGTTATTATGAAATGAAAGGTCAAAATATAACTGAGAAGTTATTTAAAGAAGACATGAGTATCATTAATACAACTGATACTGATGAAAAACTTACTTTAGACCAATTCAATAAATTGATCAAAGCTAACTGGGATGCTTATAACTATGCACATACTTTATTTGAAGATGAAATCCCAGATGTAGAAGATATCCCTAAATTTGCTGCAACTGAGTTATTGACTCATCGTAAGTTTACAGATATCATCGAAAACTATAATAAGATCAATAACTATCTAAACCGTAACTGGAATAAATACTTTGACGGTTCTGGTTATTGTATCCTTTCTTGTCAAGTAGCATGTCAAGCAACTTGTCAACTTGGTTGTCAATCTTGTCAATATAATACTTGTCATAATCAAAACTGTGGAGGTTGGTCGTAATGAAAATCTTCTTATTAGACGAAGTGTATGAGTTTGCTAAATCTATCGGTATCACTGATAAAATCAATGCACTAGCTAAGAAGATGTACGACCCAAGTACAATCCAATCTGACTTACAATCTTATTATGATTTCAGTCATTCTGAAGCCTATGGTAAAATAATAGATGAATTAGAGACTAAGTTGAAAGCAACTGATATGTCTCTATATAATCTATTAGTTTATACTAAGACTCAATCATATGATGTAATTGCTGAATTGCTTAATAATGTAAAGAATCTACGTGATAGATTCGTCCTATTGGATAAGGCAATCTCATATAAATTATCAAGTGCTCTAGAATATGAACTTCTTGTTGCTCTATTCTGTAATATGTATACTGAAGTACAAGAAGACGTTAGAGCTGCTTTACCTAAATATATTCATACTGCATACTTCAACTACTGTAGCATTAGATACTGTTTACGTATCTCTACATCTGGTAATGTAGATATCTTCGATGAATATGAAAAATATATGTCTAAGGTTTATAAACAAATCCAATCATATATTAACTCTAAAGATACTTTAGATAACTTACGTCTTGAAGTTAGATGTGCTGCTCTACAATATATCATTCCTAGAATGACTAAAGAGCAACGTCTAACTACATTAGCTAAAGTTGAAGAATTATCTAATGTAGATAATATGGACTTTGATAATAAACTAAGATCAATTGGTGTCATCTGGACATTTGAACGTCTATATGAAGCATACTTTGATTTGAATGATTATCCTAAGTTCTTCCATTGGGTATATAAAGAATACAAGTATCTTGATAAAGCATTGGATGATAAAGAAGCTTTCTTTGATTCCTTGCGTTATTATAATAAGAATAATATCACTGGGTTTATCATCTCTATGAGACGATTCTATTTGATTCAAAGACTATATCCTCAGTTCCTTATGAACTTTGATAATATCTTACCTTCAGATAGAAACTTCATTAGCTCTGATGATTTAGATTATACCCTATATGATGATTATGCTAATAAGCTGGTTATGAATAAGTTTAAGACATATGTAGATACTTGGTATCAAAATAATATTGATAAACTTAAAGACTTAGCTGGTAATAAAGAAATGCTTCTTAAATGTAAGAAGATGGTAGTAGATGGATTATCTGAAGAAGAAGCTACTGTTGTAATGAATACTGATTATGATAGTGCTACCCATCCAGAAAATACTTCAGCTCCAATTCCTGGAAACTTTGATACACCTAATGCTGGTGAAGCTATTGGTACTCCAGAAGTACCTAAAGTTAATATTGGTCTTCCAGAAGGATTTAGTGTAAATGATGAAGACCTTGCTAGATTATCTGAATTTAATAATCAAGAAGGTAGTCATATTATAATGAGTCCAGAAGAATTGATTAAACATGAAGAAGAACGTATTACTGAATCTACAGAGTCTACTACCCCAGTAGTTACTCCAAGTACTACTGAAACTCCTGCAGTCCCTCCAATTCCACCTATCCCTGTACCTCCAGTAGTTGCTCCAACTACAGAGACTACAACTCCAAGCACGGAATCTGAAGCTCAACCGACTGTACCATCAATTCCACCATTACCTTCAAACTTTGAAGTTAATGAAGATGAATTAAATAGTTTAACTGAAGAGGAAAGAGCAGCAATGGCAGCTGCTGAAAATGAATAATGTATAAAGAGATATATTTAATGCTTACTGAAGCTTGTCCTAATAGATGTGAGTATTGTTACATCAAAGGGCGAGATAACCCTGCAACAATGACATTTGAACAGATAGATCAAATTATACAAACAGAAAAGCCTTCGAGGATTTTATTCTTCGGAGGCGAACCTCTTTTGTGTCTTGATCTTATCGAAAAAACTATGGAGAAATACTATGGAAAACTTAAATTCCAAATAGTAACTTCTACTGTAGTTAACTTTAAAGAATTTATTGATCTTAATGAGAAATATCCTATGAATGAAATCCAATTATCATGGGATGGTTTTGCAGATAAGAATCGTGTTGATACATGTGGCAAATCTATCGCTTCTAATGTATACCAAAATATCTGGTATGCTATTGAACGTGGATTGAAATTTGATATCAAATGTGTTATAGGTAATGAGAACGTTCATCTTATGGAAGAAATCCATAAACAATTTATGGAATTCAAGAAATATGGTGTATCTGGTGAGTTCGTAGTAGCTCATAGATCTTTATATACAGATAATTTCTTAGATGTATTTAAAGAGCAATATAAGAAGACCTTTACATTAGATAAGATGTATATGGATCATCTTAATAGAATTATTGCAGTCATTCAAAATGATAGATACTTTGGTTCTTGTGATGCTGGTAAGTATAAGGTTATTACTCCAAGTGGATGGGAATCTTATTGTACTGCATTATCTCAAGAAGATAAGAAATTCGGTGATGAATTACTTCAAAAACCATGTAAGAATCCTAAATGTGATGATTGTAAATGTCGTTGCATGTGTGATGGTGGTTGCCGATATGAACGTTACTTAGAATTTGGAGATGAATGGGAATATAACTTCCTTGAATCTACTTGTATCATGATGCATGTATACTATGACACAATTAGAGAATGGTTAGACTCTTTGAATGAAGAAGAGACTGAACGTCTATACGAAATTATACAACGATATAAAGCTTATCAAGCTGAATATCATTCGGAGGTGAAATACTAATGCTTAACTACGTTCCTGAACGGATATATGAAGTATTAAAAGATGAGCCTAGATTTAATGAATTGACTGAAATCATTACTGATAGATTCTCCAAAGTCGGTACATTACTTGATGTAGTTATGTTTGATACTAATGCTAAAGCAGATAAAGAAATCTATAACTACTACGTTAATACATTAACTGAATTGGTTAATGAAAAATGTCCAGAGTATGCATTACAGTTACACGTTACTCTAATGCAATCTGATAAAGATGAACTACTTGGTTATTATGATGATCGTAAGAAATATGATGAAGAAACTACAATGTATTTATTGTCTTATCTAATCAATTGCTCTTATGATGATTATACATTCCCACAATTCCAAAAGACTTATGTGGAAACTTATGAATCTACACCAGTAGAGATTCGTAATAACTTCTCTGATTACATTCATCTTAAATATATCAACTCTAAAGTTGAAAGATATGCAATGTATGAAGCTCCAAGAGATGCTACATTCATCATTAAAGTAGTAGATCTATTGAAACGTTTATATGAAAACTTTAAGACTATTGTACATGAACCAAATATTCTTAAATACTGTTTCATTGAAATCTTAGATCACTCTTTAACTAATGCATTTAAGTTTGTTAATAATGATAAACTAATCTATGATGCGGTTCAACAATTAGAGATTCCAGAAGAATTCGAAGATGGAGACTTCAAAGGAACTTCTATTAATGAGCTTGGTATCTTAGATAAGAAATTTGAATTAGCTGTAGCTGCACGTAAGTGGGTAGATGCTATTCATAAATATAATGATGTATTAGACTGGATTAAATTAGCTTTACTTCATCCAGAAAAATTATATCGTACTCTTATCATCTATGATAAAGTTATGGCACCTAACTTCTGTGCAATTCTACGTAGATACTTAAGACTTTCTGATGAATTCTTTAACCGTGCTGGTGAAAGACAAATCGATATTAATCCACAAGATAAAGAGTTTATCTTGAAACCTGACTATGAAGGACTAGAAGTTTCCAATTTGGAAACAACTCTATCCTTTAATAGATTAACTAAGCATATGGATGATTGGTTTACTAACAATGGTATTTCTCTATATGCATTTAGAGCTTGGTATTATAATATCTATAAGAATGGATTAAGTGAAGCATATGTACAATTGTCAGAAGATGAACCTAAAGACAATAAATGATTTTACTCTATCAACTCTAGAATTAGATGTGGCACAAGTCTGTAATATGACTTGTGCCTATTGCTATTTGCGAGGAAATACTAATGAACCAAAGAAGTTTGATAGATGGAATGATTTATATGAGTTATTAAAGAATGTAAAACTAGCAGATAAACTTACTGTTGGTTTGACTACAGGGGAACTATTCTTAGATGAGACTGTAGAATACATTTATAATGCTGTAAAGAAATTGAGTAAAATTAATAGATTCTCTGAAACAGAAATTCTATATAGACTTTACTCTAATGGATCTCATGCACAAAATATAATTGATGTTTTTGATTATATTGGATCTAATAAGACTATGATTAGTATATCATATGATGGACTAAACTCAACTAGAGTATTTAAACCATTGAAGTATACTGATATGACTAAACAACTAGAGATCTTAGCAGACTCTCGCTATAGCAATAAGATCATTATTAGATATGCATTGCATGAGAATGTAAAAAATATGTTTGATACATTTAAGTTCATTCATGAACTTGGATTTAAGAATATAGAATACTATACAGTGAATAGCTTTGATAAATATAGACATTATGATTATATTGATGAATTCACTAAACAGCTAGAAAAGACTCTAGATTACTTTGAAGGATCTGATTTCAAGATCTATAATGTCAATAAGTATCTACAGTTTAAGAATCCTAGAAGATTATGTGAATATGGGACTTCATTAGCTATAGACTTACATGGTAAGATGACTATGTGTCCATTATCTTTCGGTGGTGATATTGTCGATGAAGTATCTATTGACTTATCTAATTACAAAGATCTACCTAATTTGTATAATAAATTCCAAGAAGGATATATGATAGATAGATCTAAATTAGATTGTGCAACCTGTAATAATCAGCTATGTGAAGATTGCTGTTCTCATAAATCTATTCAAGATAGTGAGAATAGATTATATCAACAATGTAATCTTAGACATGCTGAGTTAGCAGTTTATGATAAATTATATAAGGAGTCATCAAATGTTTGAAAGATTTGATGCATTAGTATATAAAGTCTCTGAG